ATAAAGAAAACCCCCAGTGTTTAGCTGGGGGTTAAGTCTTTTGTTATTTCTTTTTACTTAGCATTCGACTGCTGTACCTATAAGCTTCATCTATTATGTCGTCAGACTGTAGATACTTTCCAGATGCTAATAGACCAGACAATGCACAACCAGCATAGTAGTGTTCTAACTGCACCAAGGGTAGCGGAACACCTTCTATATTAGTCTTGATAAACTCTTGGGCTTCCTGCTCAAGGGTTTTCTTTTTGTCCAGGTCTGTCATGTTACTTATGTTTTTCTTTGAGAGCTAAGTTAGCTTGGTTAAGATACCATGCAGCTTTGTTCATGTCCTCTGTAGGGTTGCCCTTATAGAAGGCACGATGGTTGTACTTCATTACATTACCACGACAGTAGGCTACGAAGCCATCAGTACCTAAGACCTGTCTAATGTAATCAATGCACTCGATACCATCTGTATGGTTGTAGTGATAAGGTTTTTGCACTGGATCAAAGACAGGTGTTATGTCGATGTCGCATTCAGGACATACAGAGTCTTCTTGTAAGTAACTATCACAAACACTACAGATACCATACTTTTTATTCATTAAAAATATTCCTCTATGTTAAAAACAATTGTACTATCTTAGCACATATGTGTCAATAGACGGGAACAATGTGCTTAGAGTTTTCCTTTACATAGTCGAGAGGAAGAATAGTCATAAGGTCTCCACGATCTTGTCTACCATAGAGACCAAAGTCACCCTTGTAATACTCAGTGCATCTCTTACGTAGATCTAGATAGATGTCGTCAGGGTCTATCAAGTAGAAAGCTTTCTCACCTCTGACTGCAATGAACCTATCGATACCATTAGGCACACCCCACCCCTTAGTTGGTTGCCAGTCGGGTGGTCTCTTAACAGTCTTTAGTTCCCACCAGATGGTGTAGGTGACTTCACTAGATCGAGAGAAACGTTTAGCTGCCTTAACATCTACCCGTCCAAACTCTTTGTCTAGCACGTCCCAGTGTTCGTTTATGTCCTCCTCTCTAGTGGACTTGCGTACATAGTTATCACCTCTTAGTGATGCGAACTCTTGCTCTGCTGACGTACCCTCAAGGTAAGACTGAGCATTTCTTTTAGCATAGGCCATAGAATACTCTCCTTAAGTTAGGTCTACTATCTCACAGCTGTCACCAGAACACGCTAATGTTTGACTACCTGCTGTATTATCTTCTTGCTCATAGTCCGATAGTTCGTCCCAGTTAATTGAGGTTGGCATAGAAGATAACAGATCATTGTAGTCATCTTTACTGCAGTCCTGGTAGGGTGCTTGCTGGTACGTATGCTCATTAAAGGGAAGGAACGACACACCAGACATCTCATCAAAGTGTTTGTAGACAAACGCTCCAACCTCAAGCCACTCATCCGACTTAACGTTACAGGTGATACTTGGTTTGTGCTCACAAAAGTGTCGCTGGTAAGACAGCCACATCTCTAACTGCTCTATCGCAGTCATGTCCTTGGTACACTTGGCACCCTCAGGAGACTTCTGTGGAAAACTAAACACGACTGTAGTGTCAGGCTTTGCGGCACAAGGTTCAGATGGGAAGCCTTGATCTATCATGAACTGTGTAAGAGGATCTTTAGTGTCACCCCTGACAGTACGAATATAGTAAGGTGAGTGTCGAGGATGTATTCCGCTACTGGAATTTACAAGTTGTGATACGGTTCCTGACGGCTTAACACAAGTGATAGCAGTGGAAACAGGGATACCTAATCTCTCTGCCCACTCAGCGTTAGTCTCAACAGCAATAGAACGTAAGTGTTCAAGTGTTTGATTTAGTCCTGAGTTAGACTTTGTAAGTAATGGATTGTCCATTATCCCCGTGAGAGACACACCCAACAGTCGTTCTTCTTCGGTATTTCGCTGCCACATCTTTCGCAAGTACGGGAACTTTGTGTAGGTAGATTGTATCGTACCCAGTATTGTAGCAATGCGTATTTTTCTTTCAAGGTCTTGAAGGTTATCTGTCGCACGTACTACACACTCCGTTAAATTACACACCTGGCCTGATCGGAGGATGATCTCGCTGCAAGGATTTGTTCCAAAGTCATGGTTAGGATCACGCCTACCATTCTTAGCTGCTTGCTTCTTAGCTGCCTCACGGTTGAAGATACCACGCTCACCTGAGCCTGACTCAACCAGAGCCATCCACTCACGCATGAAAGATAAACTGTCAGGCTTTTCAACATACGCTACGGAGTTATTAGCTAGGGAACGATAACCAAAACGATATATATTTAAGTCTGGTTCATCCCACCACTTACCTGACTTAGCGTGTCGAATTTGATCATCGTCTAGATTACTCAGTGAGATCATAGCACTACGGCGAACGCCACCTACTACAACTACCTCACCTATCTTACACATGATGTCGTGGCACTCAATAGAACTAAGCTTGCGGCCTGTAGCATCTTTAAATGTCTTAACTACAAAATTAAAAAGATCAATCAATGGCGCTGGGCCTGAGGCACGTCCACCAAATGTTTTAAGTCGAGCACCTGCAGGGCGTACCTTACTGGTGTCCCACGTGGGTATCTCGCCACTGTATAGTAGAGCAATCAATTGACGGAGAGCCTTAGACCATCCTTCTTTACTATCTTTAACTACAATACTAGTTTCACTGTCGAATAGTATGGGCACGTCAGGTAGATTTTTTACGTTCTTTCTTTCTACTGAGAAGCCCACGCCTGTTCCACACATGAGAACGTGCATTGCTTCATCAAAAGATACGATGTTATCTACAGCTATGTAAGAGCAGTTATACATTGATATATTATCACGGGCAGCAGCAGGGCCAGCCGTCATTAAACTTCGCATAGAAGGCATGACTTCAAGACCTAGGATGGCTTGTTCTATATCCTTTATGTAGGTATCATCACCAGCCACAGGACGTACAATGTTTTCCATGTAACGTGAAACTGTTTCTTCCCAAGTCTCACGTCTTCCTTCTTTGTCTAGCCATCTAGCATAGCGGGACTTGTGTATAAACGATTGATAGTCTGTAGGTAAGTAGTTGTTCATCTGTTGTCCCCTGATCCCTGTAATACGCCGCGCTTTTGGCGGCTGTCTAGTTTAGCCATATTCATTCGAATGATGTCACCTAAGTTAAAGCCAAAGATCATACCAAGACTAGTGCCGTAGAAAATTACGTCACCTATCTCACTAGCAATTTCCTCAGGCGTAAACTTTTGTTTGTCACGAATAAGTTTCTTAACTTTTTCAGCTACCTCCCCTGCCTCTCCTACAAGACCAAGGGTATTCTCAATTAAACGATCATCTCCTTTCGTCATAATCTTTTCCTCAACCCATTCACTATACCACTCGAATGGGTCTAAGGTGTGTTTCTTTCCATCTACTAGTTTGTAGTAACCCAAAGCTTCCAGGTTAATATCATTCGCCATCAAGATTATCTTCAGAACTATCTTCAGAGTTTTCTTCTAGTGACTTCTTAAGTTCTGCTGTCTTCATACTTTGAACAAGCTGTGTGCACTGAAGCATATGGTTGAGTAAGCTAACAGAGTTCTGACCTAAGTTCAGTAAGTTAATAATTGCATTCTGTTCTTCAGTTAAGTCAGCTGAGTCGTACTCTTTGTCGTCTAGTATAATATTAGTCATAAGTGTTTACCTCACAGGTTAAGATTGATACATCATCTGTATCGTGGATTAAATTTTCAAGCAACTCTAGAATTTCTACACAAGAATTAATGTCAGACACCTCCAAAAAGTTAGCGTCAGGGTCTACTTCTAAAACAATTCGGGCTTCAAATTTCATAGGAAGAAACTCCTAGTTATATTAAATTTCATAACAGTGTCAACCGTATTCTTTTTGAAGAGAGGCTAAAGAAATAAACTCTGGTTCATAGAAGCCATTATGTATTTCTCTCTTGACTACTACCCCAGACCACCAGTCAAGGTTAGCTTGCCCAGCCCAAGCCTCGTCTGCACCTTTAAAACAACCAGCTACTAGGCCTATAGCACCAGCTGCATCCTTGAACTTCAGGTCTCTCTTGTGTGAATGACCACAGGTTGAACTCTTAAACCTG